GGGTGGGGGAGGGGTAAAGTAGGGCCCTCTGAACCACGTAATCAGTCGGGAACAGACGCCAGTGAAAAATTTCAAAAAATTAAAATATCGAAATAAGACTCTCAGAGGCACCCTCCAGGCGTTTCATCTCTCAAAGGACTACGGATAAGGGTCTACACCTCCGAGAGGCCTTCCTGGGCTTCCTAGGGCATTTTAGAGGGTATTGACAAAGTGGGCTCCCTCTGGTCGCCCCTCGTGCTAACAGACTCTCCCCCTTTCCTGGCCAGATACCCGGAAGAGTTCGTACACAAAGTTGAAGAAGGTTCTTCTAAACCAAGCTCGCCCTCTTCCTCGCGCTAATCTTGTTAGAGAATATTGTTATAGTATATTGTTTATATAATAATTGTTAGATATATTATTTTATAAATATATTATATTATATATACTATACCTTAATCTTTATATGATAACACAGAAATGGGTTTTTGTCAAGAACTTTTTTCATAAAATTATAAAATAAATAATATCTAACAACAACAACTACTTAACTCTTTGTACGAAACTTTCTTCCCTTCCGTGTACGATTTTACTTGACATTTATCCCAAAGTGTGGTATAATATGTTATAGGTTGGAGAGTTTGTAAAATGATTCGTTTACTCAACGTACAGCGACGCTATGAAAAATCTCATGGCATTCGGTGAAAGAATTTCTGATACTGTAGCAAGGGTCGTAGGATCATGGCGTTTCGTAATTATTCAATCGACTATCCTCATCTTATGGTTACTCTGGAATTCTCTTACGAAGCAGGCGCACTTCGACCCATATCCTTACATCCTACTCAACCTAGTCCTGTCATTCCAAGCCGCCTATACAGCTCCTCTCATCATGATGAGTCAGAACAGACAGGCAGAAATAGACAGAAAAGTTCTCTTCGGTGATTTCGAGGTAGACCAGAAAGCTCATATCCTCATCACTGAAATCCATCGTAAAATTCATGAGGTACAAGCAAATGTCGATGAAACCGGTACGCAAGGAGCTTGCTCCGAGTTACAAGACGGCAATGAAAAAGGACGAGGCATCGGACAAGAAGAAGGGGATCAAGCAGAATTCTCCTCTAGACAAAAAGCTCGACTCCAAGGTCAAAGCCCGTTTTAAAAAGTAAAGGTAAATGAAATGATTACCATTCTCGTCCTAGCTGTTTTAGTTGGTATTATCTACCTCGTCTATCGAGCCATTCCTACCAAACAGGAAATCTATGACGCCGAACAGAAAGAGAAAAATCTCATTTCTGAAGTAGAAACTAACCTCAAAGATGACGTATCCACCTACGTCGCGGAAGTTAAGAAAGATATCTAATGGCAGTACGTAACGGCAAAACCTACATGGAGCGTAAAGCCAAGATGCGCAAGGCTGCCGTCGATGCCATCGAAGCCAAAGACTCCGAAGCTCTCGGAGTTACTCTCACCGGACTTCAAAGACAGTTCGCTCGTGAATATATCAAGGATTTCAATGCCTCTCAGGCCATTCAAAGGGCTGGATATGACACGAAATACCCCGACAAAATGGGGGCTCAAGCCCTTGATAACCCCGCTCTCAGGGCCTACATCGACCTTCTCCTTGTAGAACGGTCTGATCTCATCGATGTCGACGTCAACTACGTCGTAAAGAAAATTACTCGTGCCATCGAACGCTGTGACGCCGCAGGGAAGTACAACGAAGTTCTTCGTGGCGCAGAATTGCTTGCCAAGTACCTCGGTATGTTCGTCGAGCGGACGGAAATCACCGGCAAAGACGGCGGCCCCATCGAATACGAAAAGGTCAAAGAAGATGCAGATGCTTTTACAAGAGCTATCGCCGGACTTACAGACCGATCAATGCCGAATTCAGGGTTGCCAAAAATCACCCATTAACAAAAGAGGTTGGTGTTCTTCTCATTACTTTCGATGGTATAACCATGGCGATCCTTTGAAAGGACGAGCCGATAATGGATCAGGTCTCAAATTTTTAAATGAAGCCTATGCTCACGAAGACAAGAACGAGTGCCTAATTTTTCCTTATGGAAAGAATGGACAAGGTTATGGTCAAGTCAAGATAGGATCAAGACATGATCTTAAGTCTCAACTTGTACATAGATTAGTTTTAATTAACAAGGCTGGCGAACCAGAAGAAGGCGAAGTAGCAAGACATCTTTGTAACAACGGTCATCTTGGTTGCTGTAATCCTCATCATTTAGAATGGGGTACACAAAAGGAAAATTGGAATGATCGAAGGAACGCTAAGTCCTGCTCAACTCTTTGCCGCACTTCCTGACGAAGATCGAAATAAATATCTCGACTCTTTGAGCATTGAACAAAAAGCAAGTTTGAAGTATCACTGGCCCTGGTGGGCCCGCCCTAATCAGCTACAACCCGGAGGTGACTGGAATACCTGGCTTATCCTCGCAGGTCGTGGCTTCGGAAAGACAAGAACAGGTGCAGAAACAATCAGAGACTGGGTCTGTGGAACCTCTCCCCTCTCAAAAGGAAAGTGCGTCCGAATCGCCCTCATTGGTGAGACTGCCAGCGACTCCAGGGACGTCATGGTCGAGGGTGAGTCGGGACTGCTGGCTATTCATCCCAAAGACTTCAGGCCTTTGTACGAACCTTCTAAGCGAAGAGTAACCTGGCCTAATGGTGCCATCGCGACTCTCTATAACGCCACCGAACCGGATCAACTCCGCGGACCTCAACACGACGGTGCCTGGTGTGACGAACTCGCTAAGTGGCAGTATACCCAAGAGACTTGGGATCAGTTGCAGTTCGGACTCCGTCTGGGCTCTCATCCCCGCTCTGTAGTGACAACCACTCCTCTGCCGAAGCCCCTCATCAAGAAGCTTGTCGCAGACCCTAAGGTTATCACTACGAGGGGGTCGACTCTCCATAACTCTTCTAACATGCCCCAGTCTTTCCTTGACGAAATCATGGACAAGTATGGCGGCACTCGTCTGGGTAGGCAGGAGATCGAAGGTGAAATCCTCGAAGACATTCCAGGCGCTTTGTGGACAAGGGAGTCCATTGACAATCATCGTCTCCCAGAAGCTCCCGATCTAGAACGTATCCTCGTAGCTGTCGATCCTGCCACTTCAAGCCATGAAGGGTCTGACGAACACGGCATCGTCGTAGTCGGCTACGCCCGTACAGAAGAGGGTTATGGCCACGCCTATATCCTCGAAGACGGCTCACTCCGTGGCACTCCAGAAGAGTGGGCTCGACGTGCCGTCCACCTATATCGTAAGTATTCTGCAGATCGTATCGTAGCGGAGAAGAATCAAGGTGGAGAAATGGTCTCGTCAGTCATTCGATCCGTCGACAGGGCAGTACCTGTTACCCTTGTCCATGCCAGTAGAGGCAAGTACATCCGTGCAGAACCTGTCTCGGCTTTGTACGAACAAGGTCGGGTACACCATGTCGGCAGATTTGATAAACTCGAAGACCAGATGTGTACCTTCTCAGTGGACAATATTAGAGCTAATGGCTACGGGTCGCCTGACCGCGTTGATGCTCTCGTCTGGGGCCTTTCTGAACTATTTACCAAGATTACAAGCCGCAGAATAAAGGATGAAACGTCATCCTCGCTCCCCGAGATTCAACGGTCTGAGAGGGCGGTTGCCTTCAAACAAACTTCTGAATCCCCTCAAGCCTGGATGGCGTGACTTATGTCTTTTGAATATGACGAAACTGGTTATGAGGATGACACCGATTATCCTCGTAAACCGCAGAAACAAGCAGACGGCAAAGACGCCCAGCAAAACTCCAAGAAGTTGGGGGCTGTCCGTCAGGTAGATACTCAGGCAACTGACGACTACACCGATACCGTCGACCCTCTTTACGTACCAGAAGGCTTTAAGAGTGTCAACTCTTTCCTGTCTGATATGCGTGAAGAGTATCAATTCGACTGGGACTTTGACTACGAAAACCGTGAAGACGCCATCGAAGACAAAAAGTTTGCAGCCGGAGAGCAGTGGGACCCTGCAGTACTCCAGCTCCGCACCGGACTTCCATGCCTTACTATCAACTCTATTCCTCAGTTCACCGCCCAAGTGGTCGGAGATTGGCGTCAAAATAGAAATGCCGTAGAAGTCGTACCAAACGACGACGGTACAGAAGACATCGCCGAGATTCGTGGTGACCTGATCCGTTCGATTGAGATGCACTCTCGTGCCTCTCGTGTCTATGACTCCGCCTTCGAGTCTACCATTCAATGTGGTGACGGGGCTTTTCGTATCGCTGTTGAATATGCGAAAGATTCTGTATTTGATCAAGACATTTTTATTCGACCTATCGAAGACGCTCAGTCTGTCGTATGGGATAGAATGTCTATTGACCCCACTGGTCGTGATGCCCGGCATGTTTTCGTAGAAGACAGGCTGCCGAGGAAAGAGTTCGAAAGGAAGTGGCCGGGTCAAGACCCTTGGCACCTCAACGAACGCTTTTCTGCTCTCCTACGTGCAGGACGTTGGTACGACGACCAGTCTGTAAAGATTGTCGAATACTGGCGGATGATTGAACGGAACCGCCTGCTCGGTTTATTCGAAGACGGCTCTGTACATATCATGGAAGGAGATGATCTCGAAGAGATTCTCCAGGCCCATGGCAGCCCTATTAAGACAAGGATCAGCCCTTGCCTGTACGCCCAGATGCATCTCTGCACTGGCAACGCCATCCTCTCAGGACCATACGAGTATAAGCTCAATCGTGTCCCTATCATCCGTATCTCAGGACGTGTAGTGTCGATCACTCACCGTCGTGTACGATATGGTATGGTTCGGTTCATGAAAGACCCTGCCCGTATGAGGAACTTCTGGCGGTCGATTGCTACTGAACAACTGGGGTATGCCCCTAAGGCTCAGTGGATTGCCACAGAAAGTTCAGTGACGGGTCGTGAAGATCAGATGCGGAAGGCTCACCTCACTCGTGATCCTCTCCTGATTGTTAACGACGAAGCCGTCATCGATCAGACGATCAAAAGGATCGAACCCCCTACTCCTCAGATGGCGCTGCTCAACGAAAGTCAGCTCCTCGTACAGGATATGAAGGATGTCTCTGGTATGCAGGACGCCTCTCTCGGTGTTCCTAGCAACGAAACCAGCGGTCGTGCAATCATCGCCCGTCAAAGGGAAGGTGACGTAGGTCAACTGACGTTCCATGACAACGGCAACGGCGCCATCCTCGAAGGTGGTGACGTCATCAACCAATTGATTGGACAAATCTATGACGGCACACGTACAGTTAGGTTGGTCGGTAAAGACGAGTCTCTCAGACTTGTCAAAATCAACGATCCCATGGACCCCAACTCACCGAACCTTGCTGTTGGAAGCTACGACACAGCTCTCCAAACTGGCCCGAGTTATACCACTCGTAGGGTAGAGGCTGCTCAGGCAATGATGGAAGCTGTCCAGGTATGGCCTCAGTTGATCCAAGTCGCCGGTGACGTAATCGCCAAGGCACAAGATTGGCCGGGTGCAGACGTCCTCGCAGACCGATTGATGAAGACTATTCCTCCTCAGTATCTGTCTCCAGAAGAGCAACAAAAGTTGAAGGATGAAGGCGGTGGTCAACCTCAGGGCCCGACACCGGAACAAATCCAGGAAGTCCAACAGCAGATGCAGAAGCTCCAGCAGGAGAATCAGCAACTGACTCAGAGGAACCAAGTCCTTGAAGTGAAGTACGACGTCCACCAGAAGCAGATCATGATCGACGCCTACAGGGCTGAGACTGAAAGGCAGAAGGTTGATGCCGAGACACATCACAAGCAAGAACAACTCGAAATGAACGGTCTAACTGCTGCTGCTCAGCTCCATCAAAGCGACAACCAGCAACAGACCAAGCAAGACCATGAGTTGGATTTGCAGGACCTGACACAGTATTATCAAGAGAAGCAACTCGTAAAGAAAGCTATGCTTGATAGGGCGGCAGATAAAACTCCCGCTACGAATACCGTCCAACAGGGCGAGTAACCTTGACCCTCCCCGCCTCTCTCTGAAGCGCAATACCGGAGGGTCCCTAATTCTTTATCCGTACCTAAGGGGATCCGCCACCCCTTTAGATCGTACGCAAACAGTGGCTATCGGTTAAGGAACCGCAATCAGTATGACTGACAATACCTTCGTCGCTCCAGACACAGATGACCTTGATGCATTCTCCTCTCTTATGTTTGGCTCGGCCAAGCCTGCAAAAGCTGTAGAAGAACCTGCTTCAGATCATGACGACCTAGACGATGTCCTTGAAGACACCCCCGTAGAAGATACCGCTGACGCCGTCGATGATGCCGACGCCCAAGACCCAGACCTCGAAGACCAGAAACCTGAACCGGCCCCGCCGCCGAAGAAGAAGACTGCTCAAGAGCGCATCAATGAACTGACTGCAAAGCAGCGCGAGGCTGAACGTCAGGTTGAAGTAGAACGTGCCGCCAAGGTAGCACTCGAAACTCGACTTGCCGAATTCGAAGCACGACTGCCTAAGGCTGAAACTCCTAAGCCAGTAGAAAACAACGAAGGGCCCTCTCCCGTTGCCGTGAATGAAGACGGCAGTCTGAAGTATCCTCTCGGTGAATTCGATCCCGCCTATATCGCCGACTTGACTGTATTTACAATCGACAAGGTCACCAAGGAACGGGAAGCAGAAGCCTCTAAGGCCGCTGCACAGAAGGCTACTCAGGATCAGCTCAACCAACTCAACACGAATTGGCAGAGCAAGATTACTGAGACGGAGAAGACAATCCCTGATTTCCGTGCCAAGGGTCAAGAACTTATTGGTACGTTCTCTGATCTTGCTCCCGACTACGGAGAGTTTTTGGCTCAGACAATCATGGGTTTGGATGCCGGTCCAGAAGTTCTATATCACCTTGCTAATCATCTCGATGAAGCACAGGCGATTGTCAGCAAAAGTCCTATCGGTGCTGCTATTGCTCTTGGTCGGCTTGAGGCCCGATTTGCCAAGGGTGAAGAACAACCTAAACCCCGCGTGTCTGCGGCCCCTAAACCTGCTCCTAGTACCGCTCGCGGTGTAGCAGTTGGTGGTGAGGTCAAAGGCGATACTGATGATCTAGATGCTTTCAGTGCGGCATTCTTCGCCACTCGAAAGCGAAAATAGTGCCTTCCGGCATGAAAAATAAGGACCTTAACTAATGCCTACTGTTTCAGTTGACCAAGCCAAGCTTGTCCTCAACGCCTTTGCTGCCACCTTCCAGAACAACCTCGTCTCGGCTGATGCCGTCACGTTCAAGCAGTTCGACGGGGAGATGGATGACCGTAACAAACTGACTGTCACCGAACAGGTCGGTCCTCGCTATACCGTGACTCATACCGTCAATGGCGTCGCCGATCTTACCGCTGGTGTCCAGTCGACTGCCTTTGGTTCCGAACAGTTCACTGTCAACGGCACCTTTGGTTCGAGCATGGGCTGGGGTGACTTCGTCAAAATCCAGTCGATTGGTGCCGCTCGTGAGAGTGAAGCTCTCAAGAATGCCGCCACGAACCTGGCAGAACAGATCGATGCCTACATCCTCAAGACTGCCGTCCTCGCAAGCAACCAGTGGCTGGGCAATCCCGCCAACGGTATCAACACTTGGGATGACTACGCACAGGCCTATACCCGCCTGAAGGAAGTTGGTGCCGGTGATGAAGACCTTCGTTCGATCCTGACGTACAAAGACTGTGAAACTCTCGGCTCGTACATCCTGACCTTGAAGTCTGACGACCTCGTCGACGGCGCTTTCCGTAAGGGATTCACCGGTGAGATCGACGGTACTCCTGTGATGTTCTCG